GACCCGTCAGGCTCGGGCTTCGGCGTCGCCTGGGCGCGCTTCCTCGGAGGCATCAGCTCTCCCTTTCGCAGGTCCCGCCGCAGCGGGAGCAGGTGATGAAGAACGACCCGAACGTGCAGTCCGTGCAGCGGTAGCCACCGCGGGCGCGACCGCCGAGGTTGGGCATGAATCCGCCGACCTTGACCAGTGCGGTGGCGTCTCGGGGGTGCATGTCGTAGACGCCGTCGCGGGACTTGTAGCGGCGTCCGGTGATGCCGTCGACTTCGCGGACGGCGCCATCGGGGGCAGCGACGCGCACGGTGTCTCCCAGGGGTGAGGGGGTGAGCGCTCAGGGGTCGCAGGCACGCTCGCCTGCGGCCCCTGATGCGATTACTTGATGCCGAGCAGGAGGCCGGACCAGGCGGGGGCGTAGTGGACCAGCGCGCCGTAGAGGTAGGTGCTCTGGTCATACGTTGCCTGGATGACCGGCCAGTCGATGGCCATGTAGTCCTGCACGTTGATGACCTCGGCCGTGTTGGAGATCTCCGAGTCCGGGACCGGCAGCGACAGGGACCGGATGAGGGCCGCACCCGAGGGCATGTACGGGTGGACCTGGAGGTCGACCATCTTGCGGGTGACCTCGTTCTCGATACCGGTGACGGTGGAGCCGAGGGTGGCGCCGTGTCCGTCATTGGAGAGCGCGATCCGGTAGTTCGAACTGGCGGAGGTCTTGAGGAGGTCTCCGATTTCGACCATGACGCCGGCATCGGTCCACACCTGCTCCGGGTCCGCCTTGACGGCCTGGTAGAGGGCCAGGAATGCGGCCTGGAACTCGGTGCCCGGGTTGGAGGTGCTGAGGGTGCTGTTGATGCGCTTGACGTATCCGGACTGGGTGGGGTCGGCCTGCACGGTGAGGAAGCCGTCGTAGGCGGAGGCGGAGGCGCTGCTGTCCGCGACGGGAACGGCAGCGGTGCCCGTGGTGTAGGTGCTGAGTACCACCGAGTTGCCGGTGAAGGAGGTCTGGAAGACCTCGCTGCCGGACGGCCCAAAGTACAGGTTGTAGCCGTAGGCCCCGGCGGGCTCGGTGGTGACGGTGACGGTGACGATGTTGGTGGAGGCGACGACGACCGAGGCGGACGAGGACGGCACGGACTCGCCGAAGCCACCCCGCGCGGTGACCTTCACCGAGTAGGTGGCGGCCGGGATGCTGCCCGTGGCGCCGGAGGCTGCGGCCGAGACGACGGGCGCGGAGACGGCGCCGGCGTAGCCGGTGTCGGTGCCGCGGCCGTAGAGGAGCGCGCGCTCCTCGCCGCCGAATGTCGCCCACAGCAGGGCGGTCTGGGAGAGGGAGCGGATGTCCTCGAAGCCCTGGCCGGCGAACTGCGCCTTCCACGAGACACTGTCGGACAGGCCCATCTCCTTGTAGATGACGGACTTGCTGTCCGACGCGTAGCTGATCTTCGCGCCGCGCCGGAGCGACAGGGATCCGAACGTCGCGGTCTGCGTCTGGGAGTCCATGAACGGGTTCTGGTCGGCGACGCCGCCGGTACCCGAGTTCGACCAGCCGAGGATCCGCTTGAACTGGCGGGCGGTGCCCTGGCCCTTACTGCGGGGTGTGCTGTTGCGCAGCGGCGTGAGGCGCGGGACGAGGAGCTTGGCGGGGGCCTCGAGGTCGTAGGGGACCAGACCGGTGGAGTTGGGGGCCGTGGTCGTCCAGTCCTTGTTGACGTCGCCGGCGGCGGCCTTCAGCTCGTCGAGCTGGCCCTGGATCGCGGCGACGGTCTCCGGAGAGAGGGACTTGGTGAGGCTCTCGACCTTCTCGGCGATCGCCTCGTTGGCCGCGGCCTTGACGATGCCCTCACCCGGGGCGAAGGACAGGCCGCCCTTGGCGGACTTGGCGTGGGTGGCGGCCAGGGCGGACTTGTACTGCTCGAAGCGCTGAGCGACCTCGACGCCGGAGGCGGCATCGGAGAACATGTCGGACGGCTTGGGTACGGCGTGAGGCATGGTTGGTCCCGTTTCAGGCGAAGTGGAGTGGCGATCGGGTCCGGGCGCTCAGGGGGCGTCGGAAACGCTGGCCTTGGCGTCGGCGTCTGCCGCCATCTGCAGATATCCGGCCTTGGTCCTCGAGTCCGTGACCTGGTCGGCCATGGTCCGGTAGTGGACGGCCTTGGCCAGGTGTTCGTCCTTGATGGCGGCCCGGTTGGTATCGGCGGCGGTCCTGGTGAGGACGGGGCCGCCGGGGATCGGCTTGCTCTTGACCTTCGCCAGTTCGGCCTCGAGCGCAGCGATGCGCCCCTTGGAGGCATCCTCGGCCTTTGTCACGGCTGCCGTGATGAGCTGGTTGACCCGCTCCTCGTCAAGAGCGGGGGCTTGGGGGGTGGGGGCCTTGACCGCGTCGGGTTCGGCGGCAAGGTCCACGTGGACCATATCCGGGTCTGGCCCGGACGCGTCCTGGGTGGTGAACGGGGAGGTCGTTTCGCCGACGGCGGCTTCGTGACTCCACCAGTCGAGGTACATCGACAGGGCGCAGAGCAGCTGGTGAAGGTCGCAGCGCTCGTCGTCGCCTCGAGTGAACTCGTCGAGCTCGGCCTTCATGACGGCGATGAGGCCGTCGCGGACGGCGGCGAGTTCGGCCGGGTCGTGGACCCACTGACCATCGGCCTTGATCAGGTCGGGGTCCGCTCCCTTCCACGCGTCAGGGAGCAGGTCTTCGCGGCCGAGCGCCTTGGCGCGGGCGATGATGTGGCGCTTGGCCGCGGCGGGGTCCTTGGCGCGGCCGATGGCCTTGACCGCATTGCGGAGGTCGGTGGCGCTCTTGATGGGGAACCCTCCGTCCTTCATTGCCTCGCCGTCCTCGGCGGCATCCTGGCGCTGCTCGGCAGTGAAGGCGCGCTTGGCGAGAGCCGCGTCGAGAATGCGGGCGATGCGCGCGTCGAGGTCATCGGTTTCGGCGGGGGCGGCCTCGGGCTCGACTGCCTTCGCCGCGTCCGGCTCGGCCGGCTCCGCGGGGGCGTCGGTGGGCTGCTCGACGCTCTCCGGGCTGGCGCCCTGGTCGTCAGAGTCGTCCGACTTGGAGAGGTCCGCAGCGTCTCCTTCGAGGAGTTCTTCGACGCGCACCAGACCGGTTGCCTCGTCGAAATCCCCGGCGGCGATCTCCATGCCCGGGGTTGCGGCCTTGCCCACGACCAGGGTGCAGGTCGCGTTGCAGGGCCGGTCGACGAGGGAGACCTCCACGATGTCGCCACCCACGATGCGGCCGCCGGGAGCCGCGGCGTCCTTGACGACCCGCGGGTTCTTGATGCCGATGCTGTAGCCCTTGAGAACTTTCTTCTCCACCTTGCGGGCAGAGTTGTCATCGACGATGACGGAGCGGACCATCCACGAGTCGCCGTCCTGCTCGAGGTCGGTGGCGACCCCGGCGGCGATCGACGAGTGCTGCTCGCGGATGTTCCCGTACTGCATCCATGCGGGCATGGCGGTCTTGAGCCATGCCGGGTCGCAGATCTGCTTGTCGAGATCGAGGTCGGGGCCGGTGGCCTTGCCGAAGACGACGAGGTCGCCGTCGGAATTGCGCTCGGCCTTGAGGATGTCTGCCGCATAGACGCGCGTGATGGTCATGACTGGTCTCCTTGCGCCGTAGCGGCGTCGGTGTCCTGTTTCAGGGGGCCGGAAGCAGCGAGCACCGGCAGTTCGGATGCCCCGGAGGCGAGTAGGAGCCGTCCGGCCAGCCCTGACCCAGGGGGATCGGGCCCTCCGCCTCGTTGGCTAGGCAGGCGGGGCACGCGCCGGGTTCGGTGGTCCACTGCCACCTGGTGATCCCTGCAGCCTTGTAGATCGCTGCGGCGGCCTGGGCCTGGGCGCGGGAGAGCTCTGTCAGTGCAAGGCGGTGCGCCCATGTGGGATCGGTGAGGAGTGCGCGGATGTCCTGCGCCAACTGGACGCTGTCGCGGCGTCCCCCACGGAACCCGGCGAGGAGCAGGCCAAGGGCATCACGGCGTCGGTCTGCGATCTCCCGGAGGGTATCTGCCAGGGATCGTGACCAGTTGGCGAGTTCGCGTTCCTGGCTGGGCGCCAGGACGCGGCGGG